TATATCAGCGCGCAGCACCGCCTCGGGCGCGATATCCGTAAATCAGCGATTTATGCCGCCCTGCATGTTGAGGGGGTTCAGCGGGTGGAGCTGGCGGCACCGGTCGCAGATATTGTTCTCGATAACACACAGGCATCCTTTTGCACTGACTACAGCCTAGTAATCGGGGGATCTGATGAATGACTCACGATTATTGCCGGTGGGCTCATCGCCACTGGAAGTCGCCGCCGCAAGGGCATGTGCTGAGATTGAAAGGACGCCGGTCAACATCCGCGCGTTGTGGAATATTGACACCTGCCCGGAAAATTTGTTGCCGTGGCTGGCGTGGGCGTTTTCTGTCGACCGGTGGAATGAGAACTGGCCGGAGGGAAAAAAACGTGCCGTTATCCGTGATGCATATTTCATTCACTGCCACAAGGGGACTATCGGCGCAATCCGTCGGGTAGTGGAGCCTCTCGGCTATGTCATCAATGTAACGGAATGGTGGGAAAGCGGCGACCCGCCAGGTACATTCCGGCTTGATATCGGGGTGCTTGAAAGTGGCATTACCGAAGAAATGTATTTCGAAATGGAACGACTGATTGCGGATGCAAAACCAGCCAGTCGTCATCTGACTGGCCTGAATATTGTCCAGGACATTCCCGGTTATTTGTATACCGGCGGCGTGTCCTGCGACGGCGATATTATTACGGTTTACCCGGGATAAGTGAGGAATAATGAGCACGAAATTTAAAACCGTTATCACCACTGCCGGAGCCGCTAAGCTTGCTGCGGCCACCATGCCGGGCGGTAAGAAAATAAATCTTAACGTTATGGCTGTTGGTGACGGCGGCGGAAAGCTGCCGGATCCTGATGTCGGTCAGACACAGCTTGTTAATGAGGTCTGGCGTCACACTCTGAATAAAATCAGCCAGGACAACCGGTACAGTAATTACATTGTGGCCGAGCTGGTTATTCCGCCGGAGGTGGGCGGCTTCTGGATGCGTGAGCTTGGCCTTTACGACGATGAAGGGACGCTGATTGCTGTTGCCAATATGGCCGAAAGCTACAAGCCAGAACTGGCCGAGGGCTCAGGGCGTGCGCAGACATGCCGCATGGTCATCATTGTCAGCAGTGTCGAGTCTGTGGAGCTTTCCATTGACTCAACGATGGTGATGGCGACGCAGGATTATGTCGACGACAGGCTCGCCGAACATGAAAAATCCCGTCGTCATCCTGATGCCACTCTTAAAGAAAAAGGGTTTACTCAGCTCAGTAACGCGACAGACAGCGAGTCTGAAACGCTTGCAGCGACGCCGAAAGCTGTCAAGACAGCGTATGACCTTGCTAACGCGAAATATACAGCTCAGGACGCCACCACAACGCGTAAAGGCATTGTGCAACTCAGCAATGCCACTGACAGTCCGTCTGAGACACTTGCCGCGACACCGAAAGCGGTCAAGGTGGCATATGACCTTGCTAACGCGAAATATACAGCTCAGGACGCCACTACAGCGCGTAAAGGGATTATCCAGCTCAGCAATGCCACTGACAGCACGTCTGAGACGCTGGCCGCAACGTCGAAAGCGGTTAAAGCGGCTATGGATAATGCGAACGGGCGGCTGGCGAAAAACAGTAATGGCGGCGATATTCCTGACAAAAAACAATTTGCGAGAACTATCGGTGCCGTGACCTCTACCAATATCACATTTAATAATGCTTCTGGATGGTACAAAATCGCCACAGTTGTAATGCCGCAGGCTACATCAACTGCGGTGATTAAATTATATGGAGGGGCTGGGTTTAACGTTGGCTTATTTGAGCAGGCGGCAATCAGTGAATTAGTGCTGCGTGCCGGTAATGGTTCACCTGTTGGAATAACCGCCACGCTGTGGAGACGCTCGCCGACTTCTGCTAACGAGGTCGCATGGGTTAATACATCAGGCGACACTTACGATATTTATATTAATATCGGCCAGCATGCGTACTGGTTAATTGCGCAATATGATTACACCGGTAATGCAAATGTCACGCTGTACAGTACGCCTGAATATTCATCAGTACAGCCGGGGAACTCAACCAGCGGTCAGACATATACAATTTACAGTAGTCTGATGAAACCAACAGCCGGTGATGTGGGGGCATTGCCGATTACAGGGGGGCAGCTTAACGGACCGCTGAGTATTGGTACTGACAATGCACTGGGCGGTAATTCGATTGTGCTCGGTGATAACGATACAGGGTTTAAACAGGATGGCGACGGCATTCTGGGTATTTACGCCAATAATGTCCGGGTCGGTTATATCGACAATTCCGGGTTACACATGTCAGTAGATGTTCTCACTAATGGTGGCATACGAGCAGGTGACGGGAAAAGGCTGTCACTGACGAGTAATAATAATTCGACAATGACAGCCACGTTTAATTTATGGGGCGACGCAAACAGGCCTACTGTTATTGAACTGGACGACGATCAGGGATGGCATCTGTACAGCCAGCGAAATCCTGATGGTTCGATTGTCTTTACGGTCAATGGCGATATCACCGCTAACACGCTTCGTGCAGGCGGGGCCATCTATCATAATAACGGTGATATATTTGGTTCGCTATGGGGAAATGACTGGTTAAGTACCTGGATTAATAATAATCTCGTCTTAGATGTTCAGTTAGGGGCTGGCACATCAGTGACTACCTGGAACAATGCAGGTTCATGGCCTAACACTCCCGGGTATGTAGTTACCTCCGTCTGGAAAGATAATCAAGGCGAAAATATTGATGGTATTAATTATGCGCCTTTGCAAAAACGAGTCGGGAATCAGTGGTATACCGTACAAGGGGGAACGGTATAATGAAAAAATATCAGGATATCAAAAATTTCAGACTGACTGACGCGCCTGTAAACAGGGGGAAAACTCAGGCCGAAATAAATATAGGTGCATATTTTCTGAAGTCAGACGACGGACAGGACTGGTATGAGTGTCAGTCATTATTTTCTGATGATACTGCAAAAATAATGTACGACCATGAAGGGGTTATCTGGGGTGTTGTTAATAAGCCAGTCCCGCAACGTGGCAACACATATTCTGTATCAATGTTGTGGCCGGTTAATATGTCTGTTGCGGAAATAGACGCTGCTGACTGTCCTGATGATTGCCGTGGTGATGGCTCATGGTTGTACAGGGATGGTAAGGTTTTACCAGTTCCGGTGGATTATCAGGCTAAGGCCGAAACCACCCGGCAGAAACTACTGGATGCCGCTAACAGCGCCATTGCCGACTGGCGAACCGAACTGGCGTTGGGTGAAATCAGTGACGACGATAAGGCCAGCCTGACTAAATGGATGGCGTATATCAGGGCGCTTAAAACGCTGGATTTAACAGGCATTTCAGATGAGGCCACCTTCACAGCAATCAGGTGGCCTTCATTACCACAGGAGTGATGTACTGGCTGACTGGCCGGATATACCACGCTAAATATTCAGGCGGGTTTATTACCCGCCTTTTCTTTTTCCTGTCGTTGTGCCATCAACCTGACAGCCGGTACAAATAGCCCCCTCTTGTGTACTGACCTGAAAATATACTCACCCCTTAACCACGGAGTTAACCGGATGAGTGATTTTCACCACGGCACGCAGGTCATCGAAATTAATGACGGTACGCGTGTTATTTCCACAGTAGCGACTGCGGTCGTCGGCATGGTCTGTACAGCCAGAGATGCAGATGCCGCGTTATTTCCCCTCAATGAACCGGTACTGATTACCAATGTGCAAAGCGCCATTGCGAAAGCCGGTAAAAAAGGCACGCTGGCTGCATCACTGCAGGCCATCGCAGACCAGTCAAAACCCGTCACTGTTGTTGTACGTGTTGAGGATGGAACCGGCGATGACGAGGAAGCTGCGCTCGCACAGACTGTTTCCAACATTATCGGAGGTACGGATGAGAACGGTAAATACACCGGTATCAAGGCTCTCCTGACCGCTCAGGCCGTCACCGGCGTCAAGCCACGTATTCTTGGGGTGCCGGGGCTGGATACTAAAGAGGTCGCGGTTGCGCTTGCGTCGGCTGCCATTAAGTTACGTGCATTTGCTTACCTCAGCGCGTGGGGATGCAAGACTATTTCCGAAGCGATGGAATATCGTAAAAATTTCAGCCAGCGCGAGCTGATGGTTATCTGGCCTGATTTCCTCGCATGGGACACCGTCAAAAATACCACCGCAACGGCTTACGCCACTGCGCGTGCACTCGGCCTGCGTGCTTACATCGACCAGACTGTCGGCTGGCACAAAACCCTGTCTAACGTTGGTGTACAGGGCGTTACCGGCATCAGCGCCTCAGTGTTCTGGGATTTGCAGGCATCCGGCACCGATGCTGACCTGCTCAACGAGGCCGGGGTTACAACGCTGGTACGCAAGGACGGTTTCCGCTTCTGGGGTAACCGCACCTGCTCGGATGACCCGCTTTTTCTGTTTGAGAACTACACCCGCACCGCGCAGGTACTGGCCGACACGATGGCGGAGGCGCACATGTGGGCGGTCGACAAGCCCATTACCGCCACGCTCATTCGTGACATTGTTGACGGCATTAACGCCAAATTCCGCGAGCTGAAATCAAACGGCTACATCGTGGAGGGTAAATGCTGGTTCGATGAGGAATCGAACGACAAGGAAACCCTCAAGGCCGGGAAACTGTATATCGACTACGACTATACACCAGTTCCGCCTCTGGAAAGCCTGACCCTGCGCCAGCGTATCACCGATAAATATCTGGTGAATCTGGCCGAATCGGTCAACAGCTAAGGAGCCTGAAACAACATGGCACTACCCCGAAAACTCAAATACCTGAATATGTTCAATGACGGCCTCAGCTACATGGGTGTTGTTGAATCCGTGACGCTGCCGAAACTGACCCGCAAGCTCGAAAACTATCGCGGCGGCGGTATGAATGGCGCGGCAGCGATTGACCTCGGCCTCGACGATGATGCGCTCACCGTCGAATGGTCTGTCGGTGGCCTGCCTGATGTGGCTCTGTGGGCGCAGTACGCCGCCCCGGGCGCTGATGCTGTGCCGCTGCGTTTTGCTGGTTCTTACCAGCGTGACGACACCGGCGAAATCGTGGCGGTCGAGGTGGTCATGCGTGGCCGTCATAAAGAAATCGACGGCGGCGAGAATAAGCAGGGTGAAAACACCTCGACCAAACTGTCGACTGTCTGCACCTACTACCGCCTCACGATTGATGGCAGCGACGTCATCGAAATCGACACCGTCAACATGGTCGAGAAGGTGAACGGCGTCGACCGTCTGGAACAGCACCGCCGCGCAATCGGGCTGTAATTCCCTGACCGGTCAGCACTGCTGTCCGGTTATTAACCCCATTCAGAACAGAGAAAAACATCATGGCAAAAGCACCACGTAAAACCGCTGAATTTATTGATACGGCTGGCAATGAAATTGACACCGTGAACCCGAACGTCGTGACCCTGGACAAACCGATTAAGCGCGCCGGTCAGACGATTGATAAAGTCACCCTGATTGAGCCGAACGCCGGTACCCTGCGCGGCGTCAGTCTGGCGGCGGTGGCGCAGTCCGAAGTCGACGCCCTGATTAAGGTACTGCCCCGCATGACCTACCCCGCGCTCACCGCGCAGGAGCTTACCGCGATGAACCTGCCCGATATGTTGTCGCTGGCCGCTAAGGTGATTGGTTTTTTGTCACCGGCTTCGGCGGAATAGACTTCCCGCCAGACCTGTCGACTGATGACCTGATGGCGGATATCGCAGTGATATTCCACTGGCCGCCATCAGAACTCTGTTCCCTGAGCCTGAGCGAGCTCATCACATGGCGCGAAAAGGCGCTGCAGCGTAGCGGAAACCACAATGAGTAATAACCTGAGGCTTGAGGTATTGCTGAAAGCGGTCGACCAGGCGACCCGACCGCTTAAATCCATCCAGACCGCGAGTAAAACCCTGTCGGGTGATATTCGCAACACACAAAAGGGTCTGCGCGACCTGAACGGTCAGGCGTCGAAAATCGACGGCTTTCGTAAGGCAAGCGCGCAACTGGCTGTGACTGGTCAGGCGCTTGACAAGGCAAAGCGCGAAGCCGGTGAGCTGGCTGTGCAGTTTAAAAACACCACCAGTCCGACCCGCGCGCAGGCGCAGGCGCTCGAAGCGGCAAAACGTGCCGCCTCTGAGCTGCAGATGAAATATAACAGCCTGAGAACATCGGTACAGCGCCAGCGTTCCGAGCTGATGCAAGCCGGTATCAATACCCGCACTCTGTCTGCCGATGAACGTCGGCTCAAAACATCCATCAGCGAAACAACAGCGCAGCTTAACCGCCAGCGCGAGGCACTGGCGCGCGTCAGTGCGCAGCAGGCGAAATTAAGCCGGGTGAAAGAGCGATATAAATCAGGTAAAGAGCTTGCCGGTAACATGGCCGCAGCAGGCGCTGCCGGGGTTGGGGTGGCTACCGCCGGGGTTGTTGCCGGTGTCGGAATGCTCAGGCCCGGCTACGACTTCTCGTTAAAAAACTCTGAACTGCAGGCAGTGCTTGGTCTTGAAAAGAAATCGTCGGAAATGGACGCGCTGAGAAAACAAGCGCGTCAGCTCGGGGATAATACAGCGGCCTCGTCTGACGATGCGGCGGCGGCACAGGTCATTGTGGCTAAATCTGGCGCTGATAAAGATGGGATTCTGGCGCAAACCCCCGCCATTCTGAATATGTCGCTGGCGAACAAAAAAACCATGGAGGAAAACGCCACCTTACTTATCGGGACAAAATCGGCATTTGGACTTGCTGACGATAAGGCATCACATATCGCTGACGTTATATCTATGGCGATAAATAAATCTCAGGCCAGCTTTGAGGGGTTAAGCGACTCGCTTACCTATGTCGGTCCGGTTGCTAAAGACGCGGGGGTTAGCCTGGAAGAAACCGCCGCAATGCTGGGTGCGTTACATGATGGAAAAATCACAGGATCCATGGCGGGTACTGGTGGTCGTGCGGTGTTAAGTCGCCTGCAGGCACCCACAGGAAAAGCCTATGACACCATTAAAGAGCTTGGTGTCAAGACGATGGACAACAAAGGCAATACGCGCCCGATATTTACCATCCTGAAAGAAATACAGGCCAGCTTTAAGCGTAACAAGCTCGGAACAGGCCAGAAAGCCGAATACATGAAAACGATATTCGGTGAGGAGGCAAGCTCTGCTGCCAGCATATTAATGGCAGCGGCGGCCAGTGGAAAACTGGATAACCTGACCAAGATTATTAAAGAGTCTGATGGTAAAACCGAGGAGCTGGTCAAAGTTATGCAGGACAACCTCGGCGGTGACTTTAAAGAGTTTCAGTCTGCCTATGAGGCCGTCGGCACTGACCTCTATGACCAGCAGGAGGAATCATTACGTAGGCTCACCCAAACGGCCACGCGGTATGTGTTAAAGCTCGATAACTGGATAAAAGATAATAAAGAACTGGCGCAGACTATTGGCATTATTGCCGGTGGCGCACTGGCCTTAATCGGCATCATTGGCGGCATTGGTCTCGTTGCGTGGCCGGTTGTCATGGGGATTAACGCCATTATCGCTGCCGCTGGCGTGCTGGGTACGGTCTTTACTGTCACCGGTGGTGCCATTGTGACCGCACTCGGCGCGATTACCTGGCCGATTGTCGCAGTGGGGGCGGCGATTATGGCCGGGGCGCTACTCATCCGTAAATATTGGGAACCCATCAGCGCATTTTTCTCGGGGGTGATTGAGGGCATTATGAGTGCCTTTGCACCGGTCGGGGAAATGTTTGCGCCACTGGCACCAATTTTTGACGGACTCGGTGAGAAGCTGCATGGCGTCTGGCAATGGTTTAAAGACCTGATTGCACCGGTCAAGGCAACGCAGGAGACGCTCGATAGCTGCAAAAATGTCGGCGTTATATTTGGTCAGGCACTGGCCTCGGCCTTGAAGGCTCCGCTCAATGTTTTTAACAAGCTGCGCAGCGGTGTCGACTGGCTTCTCGAAAAGCTCGGTATTATCAACAAAGAGTCAGACAGCCTCGACCAGACCGCCGCCAGAACCAACGCCGCCACGCAGGGTAATTCCTACATCCCAGCGACCAGCACATATGGCGGCTATCAGGCTTATCAGCCCGTTACCGCACCGGCGGGGCGCTCTTACATTGACCAGAGCAAAAGCGAATACAACATCACTCTGCCGGGTGGTGTTGCGCCGGGGCATCAGCTTGACCGCCAGTTACGTGACACGCTCGAACAGATTGAACGCGATAAACGTGCGCGCCAGCGTGCCAGTATGACCCACGATTTCTGAGGAGGAATAAAACGATGATGCTTGCGCTGGGAATGTTTGTTTTTGAACTCCGTACCCTACCTTATCAGTCAATGCAGCATTCGAAAGATTACCGCTGGGCGTCTAATGACCGGGTCGGTAAACCGCCTGCATATCAGTTTCTCGGCGAGGGGGAAACCTCAATACAGCTTGCCGGCACGCTTTACCCTGCCATTACCGGCGGTCATATATCCCTGTTGGCTGTGGAACTGATGGCCGATGAGGGCAGGGCGTGGCCGCTGATTGAGGGAACCGGCAAAATCCTCGGGATGTATATCATCGATAAGGTGTCGACCACGCACGCCGAGTTTTTCAGCGATGGCGCGGCAAGAAAGATTGATTTCACGCTTTCGCTAAAACGGGTCGATGAATCACTGACGGCAATGTTTGGCGACCTGAATAAACAGGCGAGCGAGCTTCTCGGCTCTGCCGGTAATCTGACCGATAAGCTGCAGGGTACGCCCGGAGGGCTGACAGCATGATTACTGGCGTGACCATTGACGCCGGTGCCAGTCTTGCACCGGCATTTATGCTGACGCTGAACAGTCAGGACATTACCGACAATTTTAGTGACCGGCTGATTTCTCTCACCATGACCGACAACAGGGGCTTTGAGGCTGACCAGCTCGACATTGAGCTCGACGACGCCGACGGCAAAGTTGAGTTGCCCCTGCGCGGGGCGGTGCTGACGCTGTGGCTTGGCTGGCAGGGCTCGGCATTGCTGAATAAAGGCGATTTCACGGTCGATGAGATTGAGCACCGGGGCGCGCCTGATACCCTGACCATCCGGGCGCGTAGTGCAGACTTTCGCGGCACGCTCAATTCACGACGTGAAGAATCATGGCACGATACCACCCTCGGTGAGCTGGTAAGCACCATTGCAAAGCGTAACAAACTGACGGCCAGCGTCGCGGATTCGCTGAAAAAAATCCCGGTACCGCATATCGACCAGTCGCAGGAATCCGACGCGGTATTTCTTACCCGGCTGGCTGACCGAAACGGAGCGACTGTATC